TCTGCATCGACTGCAAGCTTGGCAGGAACTTCCCGTACGGATCGGGAGGCATGAACATGAATGCGATCGTGAAGTTCTTCGGTGCGATCCCTCCAACGTCGGAGGAGAAGTCCAGGTTCTTGGACCTGCTGGCATCGAACGATGAGGTGTGAGCGGGCTGTTGGCGTTGTTGAACCGTGGGAATCCAGAGACGGGCCGGTGTAAAACCGGCCTTCTCTTCATGCTGCATGGAAACTTGAAGGAGAGTTGAAGAACCCGATGCTAGCTAACCAACAATGTAGGTGGCAAGAAGGCGATCGCAGCCGGGATCGAATTGGATGCAGAATGCGATCGACGGATGCGATCGTACGAAACTAGATGGGTGGAGGTGTGTGATGTAGTCGGGGTTCTGGTCAGTATATGAAGTGCGATTCAATAAGTGTAAAGTGAACGCACTTCCTCGCAGCTAGTAATGTGTACTTCATGGATGGAAACTTATGCAGATCAGGTCTTCCAATGCTAAGCTTCGTCGTCCTCCCGCCAAGCGGGGGCTGAAGAACGAGCAGGTCAAAGCGATGCTGCCCAAGGCGAAGCCGATCGCAAAGAAGCCCACTCCCAATGGCAAGGGTGCTCCGGTTGGCAACAAGCAGACTCGCGACTTCGGCATATACGAGCACGCTCTGATCGACGAGCAAGAGAAAGATCTGTTCGAAGCCTTGTCGCTTGACAGTCTGGACTACGAGATCAAGATGCTTCGTCTTCGTCTGCGTCGTGCATACACAGCCGATGCGATCCAGCAGAAGCTGCTGTCCGATCCGAAGACATCAGAGAACGCTCTGATGATGAACAAGCACGTGCGGACTCTGACGCCCGAGGGTCTGGTTGTGTCGAAAGAGAAAGTGCTCAAGGACTACGGCAAGGACATTGCGATCCTTGAACGGAACCTTGCTGCTCTCATCGCACAGCGGAACCAAGTGTTCGTTGGCCAAGCGAATGAGAACGACGAACTCGCTCGCATCGAGGCACGCAAGAAGGCAACGTTCGCTATGGACCGGCTGTTCACGATGGCCACCGAGGAGGAAATGAATGCTGCCCAAAGGGAGAGGGAGGAAGCACAATGAGCCTGCTGACACTCCCCAAGACCAAGCAGTACCAAGTCCTTACAAAGGAATGGACTCCCGCCAAGCTTGCTCCCGTTCAAGCGAGGTATCTGTGCTCTCCTGCCCGTGTCAACTATGTCGCAGCGGGTCGCCGTTCATTCAAAACCCGTGCCGCCAAGTTGCGACTGGTCCGAGCAGCCATCTCTCCCCAGGAGTTCGGGGACGCTCAGTACTTCGCTTGTGCTCCCACGCACTCGCAGACCAAGAACATCTTCTGGGAGGACATCAAGAAGCTAGTCCCGGACTGGGCGTTCCGACAGAACAGGGATCGGAGCATCTCGGAGTCTGAGCTTCGCATCGAGTTGTGGAACGATGCTGTCATTCGCTTGCACGGTCTCGACAAGCCACAACGTGTAGAAGGTGGCTTCTGGGATGGTGGTGTTGTCACCGAGTACGCAGACATCAAGCCGGGAGCGATCGCGTCCCACATCGATCCGATGCGACTCCGTGGTGGTTGGATCGATTGCGAGGGCGTGCCCGAAGGTCGCAACCACTTCTACCGCGAGGTCCAGGACGTCAAGAAGTTCGTGCTGAACGGCGACAAGGACTACGCGTACCACCACTGGAAGACAGCCGATGTGTTGTGGCTGTGGCTCGGTCGCGAGCGTGCTGCCAAGGAGATCGCACTCGCCAGAGCCAAGTTGGATCCGCTGACATTCCAGCAGGAGTTCGAAGCCGAGTTCATCACCATCGAAGGTGCTGCGTACTACCAGTTCTCGGACGAGGTCCATGTTCTGAGAGACCTGCCGTACGACCCACGCAGCCCTCTGAACTTCTGCTTCGACTTCAACGTGTCTCCGGGAGTCGCGGCCGTCAGCCAAGAGCACGACCAAGGGAATGGACAGACCGCCACGTACTGGATCGGAGAGGTCTACATCGAGAAGAACTCGAACACACCCATGGTCTGCAAGAAGCTGATCAAGGATTGGGGCACCCACCAAGGTGAGATCCGATTGTACGGAGATGCAACGGGCGGGAGCAGAGGCAGTGCGAAAGTCGCTGGCTCGGACTGGGACCTTGTTCGCGACACGTTGCGTGGTGGCTTCCAGCACAGCGACGGCATCACGTGGCACGTGCCGAGTGCGAACCCGAGCGAACGCTCTCGTATCAACGCGATGAACACTCGCCTGATGACATCGGACGGGTCCAAGCGTATGTTCTTCTCCTCCAGGAAGTGCCCAATGCTGATCCGAGATCTGCAAGGTGTCACAACTGTGAAGGGTGGGTCGGGAGAGATTGACAAGCACGCCGATCGCATGCTGACGCACATCAGCGACGCGGCAGGGTACTACGTTGTGCGAGAGTTTCCGACCACAGCACGCGACGTCTTCATGGAGGACCTGTGATGCTCAGCGAACTCAACACTGTCCACCTTCCTCACGACCCACGCCAAGGACAAGGCACGTGGTGGATCGATCCCAACATCCCGAGCGTGCGGGTATGCTGTCCCGAGTGCGGTGTCAAGGCAGACCTTGTTCACAGCGTCGATATCGCTGGCAATGTCTCTCCTTCCTTGAAGTGCCCCGGGAGTCCAGAAGGAATCGCACTCCGAGAGGGCTGGCAAGACAAGGTGAAGGATCTTGTGAAGGTTCCCGCCAAGCCACCTTGTGGATTCCATGCGTACGTGAAGCTGCTCGACTGGCCGACAAACTGGAGGATTGACACGTGACTACACGACACGACATCGTGGTGCAGCAGAACGCAACGTACTCGCAGCGGTACGAGTACTACGACCCGACCAACACAACGCCGATCAATCTGACGGGGTACACAGCGACCGCACAACTCCGAGCGACCCACGACGCTGCGACTGTCCTCTTGACCTTCACATGCACGATCACACCGCTGACAGGACTTGTGGTTGTGTCGGCCACTGCGATTCAGACCGCGGCACTCGTCGCTCCCTCCGAAGCGGTATGGGACATCCTTCTCACTGCTCCGGGCGGGGCCGTTGAGAGGTTCATCGAAGGCCGAGCAGAGATCACTCCGGGGGTGACACGATGAGCAATACAATCCGTGTCATCAAGGAGACCGTCGGGACGATCCGCGTTGTTGAGAACGTGGTTGCAACCCTACGCATCGCTGCTGCTGGTCCGCAGGGTCCGGCCGGCACGGGATCGTCTCCTCTCGACGCACTTACCGACGTGACGATCACATCGCCGAGCACGAGCCAGCTTCTGCAGTACAACGGATCGCAATGGGTCAATGCGACTGTGTCGTTCGCGTCCAATCTCGATGGCCTCACAGATGTGACCATCTCTTCTCCAGGAAGTGGGCAGGTCCTTCGTTACAACGGGACCACGTGGGTGAACGTTGCGTTGGCCTACTCCGATCTCACTGGTGTGCCTTCGACGTTCGCTCCTTCTGCTCATACTCTGAACAGCCATAGCAACGTGGCTGTGAGCGGACCATCGAGTGGCGATCTCTTGTCCTGGAACGGGACGGCATGGTTCAACGAGAAGCAGAATTCGCTCTCCATCGACTGGGCACAGCTGACTGGCGTTCCGGGCACGTTTACTCCTTCGGCCCACAACCAAGCATGGTCGACGATCACTGCGACGCCGACGACACTCGCTGGGTACGGAATCACCAACGCAGTTGCGAACACCGTGCAGGTGGTTGCCGGCACTGGACTGACAGGTGGTGGTGCTCTGTCGTCCAACGTCACACTGACAGTCGCCTACGGATCAACGGGAACGACGGCATGCGTTGGCAACGATGCACGCTTGTCCGACGACCGCACTCCGTTGACACACACGCTGCTGTCGCACTCGGCAAGCGGACTGACGACGAACCACGTTCTGGTAGCGACAGGTGCAACGACGTACGGCTTCGCGGCGATCACCGCGGCGATGCTACCGAGTGATGTGGCTCGCACCAGCATCTCGAACACGTTCAGTTCGGGTCAGACGATCAACGCTGACTTGACGGTGAACAACGTGACAGTGCCGAACGCTGGCTTCGTGGAGCTTCGCGAAGCGACGGGCAACGGCACTAACTACGTGCGTCACAAGTCCACCGCAGCCCTGAGTGCCAACACGACGTATGAGTGGCCGACTGGCAACTTCGCGGCAGCATCACCCTCGGCACTACTGCTCGCAAACTCGGGTGGTGTTCTCTCTTGGTACGCTACGCCCGCGAAGTGGCACTTCGATCGGATCTATGGAGCGGTTCCTCCCGAGACTCCGAATGGTTCAGCCACAGCCTTCACCTTCGGCTCGGCTGAGGGCCATCAAATCGTACCAGGAAGTGTTGCTGTGTTCTTGAACGGAGTTCGTCAGGACGGTGCGGAAGTGACCATCAACGAAGGTTTGAACACTGCAACGTTTGCGACTGCTCCGGCGACGGGCGACGTAGTGCGGATCGATTACAACCACGACGGAGTGATCTTCTAATGCCAATCACCCTTTCCAATCTCGCTGCTGATCTGATCGCTCGTCTTAACAGCGGGCCGATGGACCAAGATCCCGGAGCATTCGTGCTGCCTGCGGGTCAGCGTCCGGTCGGCACAACGGGCACTGGACTGACAGCGTCTCGGGCCGTGTTCGTCTACATGGGTCGTGCTCGTCGCAACTGGACTCCACAAGCGATCTCGTTCTTGTGCCGTACCGCTCCGACCGGAACCGGACAGACCGAAGTGTGGATGGGGACGAGCCCGAACGCTCCGACCCGAGGTACAGCACAGACGCTGACGCGAACATGGTCGCAACTGACCACCACGATCCATGTGACGAACGCCCTGACTCGGTTCACGACATCGGTCCCACAGATTGCAGTTGGTTCGCACCTATGGCTTGGTGTCCGTGCCGCGACATGGACCGGCATGCCAAGTCTTGAAGCATCGTCGTACAGTCTCGGCTCCGGAGTTCTCTACTGGGTGGGTTCGACCGGCCTCACTCTTTCGGGAGCAGCGTCCATTTCGTCTGGCAGCTTGACTCAGCCTGCCGCAACCGACCTCACACCAACCCTTAGACTGGAGATCTGACCATGAACCTTTGGATTTACAAGGACCCCGCTGGAGTCGTTCGCATCTCAACCGTCGACGTTCAGACCACAGCACCGTTCGATGCCTTCGCAGGGGCACGGACCTTGCAGACAGTTCAGCTGACAGACCACCTGCCTCTCAACGTGATCAATTCGCAGTTGCTGCAACTGCAGAACAACATGGCTGGCACTGCGGGCGATGAGGCAGTCGTCCGCGTAACACTAGGAGGTGGAGCATGAAGCGTATCGGCGTCGTAGCGATCCTTGGTATCGTTGCTCTCCTTGCGGGATGCAACACTGGAGCGAAGACGGAAGTCAAGCCCGGAACTTCAACTGCTTCTGGCAAGAGCGTTGAGACCATGCCCACGACCACTCAGAAGACTCGGACAGTGCTCCGAGTGCGTCCTGTCCCGTCCGCACCTATCAAGGAGAGCACGAAGTGAAGAAGCTATCGCTCATCGTCTGTGCCATGTTCGCATCCCTCACCATGGCCCAAGCACCACCCAACACAAAGCCGGCACTGACCGAAGAGCAGAAGCAGGCTATCTTGTCGTTGCTCGGACAGCCCAGCACCAGTGAGATCGAACTCGAAGTCACCAACGAGTCGACCACGCAGGGCGGATCGGTCCAACGAGAAGCTCAAGCACAAGGTACTGGTGCAGGCTTCACAACCACCGGAGACAAGATCGTCGAAAACATCACCGGGACCGCACCGACCACATCTCTCCCAGGATTTGGGGCCGGGGCGACTGGTGGTGCATCTGAGAAAGAGACGAAAGCGGAAGTGTTCAAGCCACCTGCTTCTGTGTGGAAGAATCCTTTGTTCTGGCTTGGTCTTCTCTGCCTTGCCGGGGCGGGGGCGTGTGTGCACTTCGGTTTGCGACGTCCTGGAATCGGTCTTGGTGTTGCCGGCATCTCTCTGATCGCAACTGCATTCTTCCCGTGGCTGCTTCTGATCGGAGTGGCTGTTGCTGTCGCTGCGATCGCGTTCCCGCATCTTCGTGCTGAGTTCGTGGCGAAAGCCCGCGAGCTCGACGTGAAGAAGTACAAGGAACCTCTCCGAGCAGTGCTCGCAGGAGAAGCAGAGATCAAGGCATCGGACCCCGCTGCGTATGATCGTCTCAAGAAGGCAACCGAGAAGCATGCCGAGAAAGGCGACTCGGATGTCATCGATGAAATCAAGCGGGAGGACAAGCTCGGCAAGTATGCCTAGCCCCGACCCACCCCTTCCCTCTTCGCGAAAGCTGAGAGGGCAATTTGTAAGCAGGATCCGCGTCGTCGTAATTGGAGAACCGTCTATGGCCCCCCAGTCTACAGAGAAGTCTTTGAGCGAGAAGCCAGTCAATGTTCGATTCACAGTCCAAGAATGGCTCAAGGTGATTGTCGCGATCGTTGTCGTGTCTGTAATCCAGACCTGGACTGCAAGCAGGTACGTCGCGAGTCTCGAGTCTCGAATCGAAGCTACTGAGAAGAAGAATCACGAACAGGACATCGCCATCGGAAGTACACAGGATCAGCTGGTCACTGTCAAGGATAGACTTGCCGAAGCCTTGAACAAGCTGGCCAGTGACGTCGGAGAAATCAAGGGATCCCTGAACGTTCTCACTCGCAACCGTACGGAGACCAAGTAATGCCGAACGACCCCTCAGCTCCGTGTCTCGCCCACCAGCGCATGTCCGGCATGTGGTCACTGCTGCACGATCTGTACGGCGGGACCACGACCATGCGTGAGGCGGGCGAGAAGTGGCTTCCTCGTGAGCCCAAGGAACAGTTGAACAAGTACGCCATCCGACTTGAGCGTTCCGTACTGGCGAACTACTTCAAGAACACGATCGGCAACCACTCGTCGCGTCCGTTCTCCAAGGCAGTGTCGTTCAAGGGAACAGTCCCGACTCGGCTCGAATCCTTGGAGAAAGATGCGGACTTGGAAGGTACCGATCTGACCCAGTTCACTCGACAGGTGTTTGAGTCCGCAGAGCAGTACGGTGTCTGTCACGTGATCGTGGACTACCCTCCGAATCCGGCAAGCAACCTTGCAGACGAACGCAAGATGACAGAGAGCGGTGAGCTTCGTCCATACTTCGTTCGGGTCGACGCTCCGGACATGCTCGCATGGAAGACAGAGCGTCGTGGTGGACACGTGGTCGTGACAGAGATCCGATTCAAGGACACATCTTGCACCCAGGAAGGGTACGAAGAGACCAAGAGTGAACGTGTTCGTATCTACCGAGAAACGGACTGGGAACTCTGGGAGAAGAAGGAACGCACGACTCCCGGTAGGGTCCGGGCCGAAGCCACGTGGGAGAAGATTGAGTCTGGCAAGAACACACTCGGTCGTGTTCCGATCCATACTGTGTACTTCTGCCGCACCGGATTCATGACAGCGGATCCGCCACTGGAAGATCTCGCTTGGATGTGCTTGTTGCACTGGCAGAGCAGCAGCGACCAGCGAAACATTCTTCGCTTTGCTCGACTCGGTCTTTTGTTTGCTGCTGGTGTGACCGAAGCAGAAACCAAGAAGTGGGCCATCGGTCCCAACGCTCTTCTCGTGTCGAGCGACAAGGAGTCGAAGCTCAGCTGGGTCGAACAGTCCGGCCGTGCAATCGAACTCGGACAAGCCGACCTTGCGGACCTTGAAGAGAAGATCATGGTGTTCGGTATGCAGCCACTGCTCGAACGCTTCCGCAACAAGACAGCAACTGCTGTGATGAGCGACGAGAGCCGAGCGAACAGTGAGATCGAAGCGTGGGCCGGGGCGGTTGAATCCTTGATGACCGAGTGCTACCGGACAGCACTCAGCTGGGTGGACTCGAAAGCAGAACTGCCAGCGGACTTCAAGGTCAACATCTTCCAGGACTACGGCTTCAGTCTGAAAACCATCGAAGAGATCCGAGCGTTGATCGATGCTCGCAAGGCTGGAGAGTTGAGTCGCGAGACATTCCTGTCTGAGATGAAGCGTCGCATGATGCTGTCTGAGAACTTGAACGTCGCAGAAGAGATTGCACGTATCGACGCCGAGGGGCCGAAGGTTGAACCGTTTGACAACAACCCGATCGACAAGGGAGGTGATGAGTCGTGAGTCGTTCTGTCAACGACATCTTGTTGGACGAAGCCATTCGGCATGCTCATCTTCTTGAGCAGGTGAAGAATGGTGAGGTCCGCAAAGTCGCTGCTCTTCTGGAGCGGGATGTCTTCCCTGCACTTCTCAACAAGGTGCAGGGTGGCGTCGACAGAATCGGCAAGCGTGGCGTTGGCTACTCTTTGAATGCCACGCAGCGAGGCAAGAGCCTTGCCAGTGCAACCCGGTCTTTGCTTGTCCAAGCGATGCGTAAGATCGATGCCGAGTACGCGACGCCGGTGATGAAGCTGCTTGCTGTCTCGGAAGCGGAGTGGCAAGTCGCGGTCATGTCTAGAGCGACCGAGGCATTCAACCTCGAGTTCAACGTCCCCAACCTGCCGCAGTTGCGATCCATCGTGACCTCTGTGCCGATGGAAGGCAAGCTGATGAAGGATTGGTATGACGACCTTGCCCATGCAACCCAGGACCGAGTGCTCAAAGCAATCAACACCGGCTTGGGGGCGGGGGAAGACGGAGGAAGTATCATTCGGAGGCTCCGAGGGACTCGTGCAGAGGGCTTCACGGACGGAGCACTGCAGACAACCCGGAACCATGCCGACTCGATCGTTCGGACATCCGCCAACCACGTGAGCACGCACGCCCGCGAACGGACCTACGAAGAGAACAGCGACTTCATCAAGGGCATCCGGATCGTGGCAACGCTCGACGGAAGAACCACTGCGATCTGCAGGTCCGAAGATGGAAAGGTCTACCCTCCAGGAGAGGGGCGTCGTCCTCCGTTCCACTGGAAGTGTAGGACAACGACAGTCCCTGTGTTGAAGGCTGCATCAGAACTCGGCATCCCGGGTCTCAAAGACCTTCCTCCTGGGACAAGGGGATCTATGAACGGTGAGGTCTCTGAGACCTTGAACTACAACGACTGGCTGAAGAAGCAGCCCAAGGCATTTCAAGATCGGGTGCTTGGTCCCGAACGTGGAGAGTTGTTCCGCAAGCACAAGCTTACGATGGATTCCTTTGTGAACGAACAAGGGAAGCTGTTGACAATTGAACAGCTTCGCAAAGCAGAAGGGTTGGCACCATGACGATGGTACGTGTTGGTGAGTTCTTTACAGTGCCTCACGTTGAGGTACTGGAGTAAACAGTCGGAGGAATTCCGACCGAGCGGAATGCTCGAAGATAGGAGAAGGTTATGGCTCTCAAGGCAGTGTTGGCAACTTTGGCAGGTCTCGCAGCGGACGTCTCGAAGCTCTACAAGCAGGACGGAGATCGTTTCGTCTTGGATGTGGAACCGTCTGACGGCTTCGCACTCGAGAACATCGAGGGTCTGAAGAAGACCATGGGCAAGGAGATCACGGCACGCAAGGCAGCAGAGGCCAAGCTCGAAGCCTTTGCAGATCTTGATCCGGACAAGGCCCGCGATGCTCTGTCCAAGGTGGACAAGATGAAGGACTGGAAGCCGGACGAGAAGGTGAAGGAGCAGTTGAATGCGACCATCGCGGAGGTCCAGAAGAAGTTCGACGACGAGAAGAAGAAGCTTGTCGGCGAGAACACCTTCCTCCAGGGTCAGCTCGATCACGCACTCGTTGTCTCGGTGGCAACGCAAGCGATCGCGGCTGAGAAGGGAGTGCCTGAGCTTCTGCTCCCTCACGTGCGAGCACGTACGAAGGTCGTCCGCGAAGGTGACAAGATGGTGGTCCAAGTTGTCAACGATGCGGGCAATCCAGACTTCGATATCGTCAACGGGCAAACGGTTCCGAAGACGGTTGACAGTCTGGTCAAGTCTATGAAGGATCACAAGGTGTATGGTCGTGCGTTCGAACCCAACGGCTCAAGTGGTGCCGGATCAGGCGGGTCTAAGGGTTCCAACTCGAGCATCACCACGGGGTCCAACGGTGTCCTGCAAATCAGCCGCATGGACAGCGAAGGTATCCGAGCGAACATGGCCAAGATCGCGGACGGAAGTGCCGTGGTCGTGGACTGACGACGGAGGTTGATAGGGGCGGAATGCTCCGGGAGCGGAATGCTCTTCAGTGTCTTCAAGTGTTTCCAGTGTCCTATCATTAAGGAGTTTGGTATATGCCAAATACGATGACAGCAATCATGGCGAAGATCCTCGCCAACTCGCTTCCGGTTCTCCGGCAGCGATGCATCATGGCCCGGACGGTGAACACCGACTTCTCCGACGAGGCCGCACAGAAGGGTGCCACCATCGACGTGCACGTCCCGCAGGACATGCTCGCGACGGATGTGGTGCCCAGCAACGTGTCTCCGGTTCCGGTCGACAACACGCCGATCATCACTCAAATCCAGTTGAACCGCTGGCGTAAGTCTCCTCCGTTCGCCCTGTCCGACAAGGACCGGCAGGAGATTGATGCTCGCAAGAACTTCCTGCCGGAACGCATCGCGTCCGCTGTGAAGGCTGTTGCGAACGACATCAACATCAGCGTCTTCAGCGAGTACCGGAGTGTGTACGGGTACGTCGGCACTGCCGGCACTACTCCGTTCGGCACCAACATGGCCGAGATCATCTCTGCTCGGCAGATTCTCAATCATCAGCTGTGCCCTCTCGAAGATCGTCGGTTCGTGATGGACTTCAACGCTGAGGGCAACGCCTTGGCTCGTCAAGAACTTTCGAGCTTCGAGCAGACCAACGACGCCACGGTGAAGATCGAAGGTGAGATCGGTCGCAAGTACGGCTTCAACTGGCTTGCGGACGATCACGTTCCTCTTCACACGAGCACGCCCTTGACGGCTGGTGCTGCGACCGCCAACGGTGCTCAGGCCGCTGGTGCTGGTTCGACCGACGGTGGTCGTACTGGTACGGTCTCGATCGCGAAGATCACCAACGCCAGTCCGCTGGTGGCTGGTGACATCATCTCGTTCGCTGGCAACTCTCAGACGTACACGGTGCTCAGTGCTGTGTCGCTGATTGTTGGCAACACGACCGTGGCCATCTCTCCTGCTCTCCAAGCTCCGCTGGCTGGTGGCGAAGCTGTGACGCTCCGTGCTTCGCACCGCGTGAACCTCGCGTTCAACAAGAATGCGTTCGCTCTCGCGATGCGTCCGCTTGAGATCACTCAGAGCGATCTCGATGCCGGCCGCAAGATCATGTCGATGCAAGACCCTGTCTCCGGACTGGTTCTCCGCCTCGAGCAGATCACGCAGTACAAGCAGATCATGTGGGAGTTCGATGCTCTGTGGGGCGTCCGTTGCGTTCGTCCCGAGTTGGCTGTTCGCGTTGCTGGTTGATAACTTCTGGGAGTCCCCTTCCTCCCAAGTGGTTGCATCCCTCTCTGCGAAAGCAGGGAGGGTTGTTTCGCAAGTGCCGACTTCTGGGAAGGACGTTCCTTCTCCAGGATGAGGCTGTCAGGAGTTCGATATGTCACAGAAGCCTTTCATTCCGATGTCGTCCGCTCAGCCCGTCAAGACCTGCCGCATGATCGGACCTGCTGGTGAGATCGTGATCAACGAGTGCGACCAGTCCAACTACGAGGCCCAAGGCTACAAGCTGCACACTGCAGGTGTCAAGGGTGGTGGGTGCCCGGACGCCACGCATGACTGGAAGCAGTACAACCTCGACCAGCTTCGTGGGCACGCCAAGAACGCCAAGCTGGCCTTCACATCGAAGACGACGGACGAAGAACTCCGCGACTTGCTGTGCAAGTCCGGGTACGTTCCTTCAACTACCTGAACGCCCCCGGCCCTCTGAGAGAAGTATCGTTCGCACGCCCCTTAGGAGATGAACTATGCCCCTTGTAGTCGAGACTGGCAGTGGACTGACAACTGCGGACAGCTACGTAGGTCTGACAGAAGCTGGCACCTACCATGCAGCCTTCACACGAGGGACCGCATGGTCTTCAGCAACTGACCCCGACAAGGAGAAGGCCTTGCGGGCAGCCACGCAGTTCATCGACAATCGGTATGGTCCCAGATTCAAGGGGCGTCGAACCAATCTGCAGCAGGCACTGCAGTGGCCACGTGCGTGGGTGACGGACAACGACGGGTACGACATCGGTGCTGATGTTGTTCCGACCAAAGTCCGGCACGCAATATGCGAGTTGGCACTCCGTGCCCTGTCGGGATCTCTGGTGACGGACTCCAAGGAAGGTGAAGTCCGGAGAACGCTTGTTGAGATCGGTCCCATCAAGAAGGAAGTGGAGTACCAAGGCGGACAGAGCGAGCAGACAACCTACACGGTCGTCGAGGAGCTCCTCTATCCACTCCTTCAACCACTGGAGATTGAACGCTCATGAGTACCGCACTTGACATCGAACTGAAGGTAGTCGTCGACGAGCTCATCGCCGAGTTCGGCAAGACCGGGCAGGTCGAAGTGTCTCCTTCCCAGGAGTATGACCCGACGACTGGTACGGTTGACGAGTCGACACCGATTCGGTACACTTTGAAGTACGTACCTCCATTTCCGGCAAGCAAGGGCTGGGGAGTGTCGTCGATTCTGCAAGGAGATATGGAGACTTGGATTGCAAATCCTTCGCAGTTCAAGGCTGAGGCCGGT